AAGCATTAAGACCACTCAGGGCGATACTCGCAGACACGGGAACAGACTTCGACCGGGAGAGGGTCAAAGTTCTTGAGGCTGAGGCTGTGAAGTTGCGGAGTGAGATATCTAAACTAAGTTAAAAACATTATCAAATAAAGGTAATAACCCCCCTACCAATTTTTCCGTTTCTAGCTTTAGTAAGATAGTTTCTTTTGTACTATCATAAAAGCTGGAAACGGATTTGAATTGGTTAGGGTTTTCTAAAATGGTGGCAGTCCAATCACACAACATTTCTATAACATCCAAAAAAGGCATTTCTATAGTTGTTATTCCATTTCTGTAAAGAACCCAATGCTCCCAATGATGTGTGTTATTTACTATATGTTTGTTATAGGCTTTTAGCATTTGCTCGGTAAATAAACCGTCAAAACCACTCTCATACATATCAGCAAAGCCTTCTATTTCACAACCACCTAATTTACTCACATCATGTTGTTTGATTTTTTCATCTAAGAGAATAAAATCAATTTCAGTTAAGTTAAGTTCTTTAGAATATTCTTTTACTAATAAATTCCAAATTTTATTGACTAAACGATTGTGTTCTAAAACCGCCAGCTCTAGTTTTTCATACTTATTCATCATCTTCATCCAAAGACAATTCATCTTCTAAATCAAAAGTCTCTTCAGTGATTTTCACAGACTCTTCAAACAAATTTTTATTCTCTTCTACCCATTTAATAGTAGACAACATAATCTCAACTTCTCGGCTTGTTAGAAAAGTTTTATTAAAATGGGTTTGTTCTCCAAAAATTAACTCTTCTAAAAAACCTTCTTCTTTAGTGAGAACCAAATCTTTAAATTTATCAACCCATTCAGATTCTCCTAGAAAAGCTTTCTTAGTTTCAATAAAATGCTTCATTTATTCCTCCATTGATTTTGTACAGCGGTTACAAATTAACCTATCTTTATGACCTAAAAATATTACGCCACAATTAACACATTTATTTTCAGTTTTACCGTTTGTTAATTCAAAGTCTTCTATATAATTAACATTAGGAATTTCTTTAATTTTATGCGAATAACCTTTAATTCTTAAATAGCAATTACCACAAACAGGTAGAAAGTGGTAACCAATTGACACAGAATCGCCATCGAAAATAGCAGCACCATCTTCCGACAACTGTAAATTAAAACTAGCTTTTCTATTACAATATTGACAAACAGTTTTAATTTCTTCAATAGTATCGGCTAAACTTAACAATTTTTTAGTTGCTGGAAAAAGAGATTGTTTGAAATCATTTCTAAGGCCATAACAAAGAACTGGAATATCTTTACTTTTAGAAATAGCCCACAAATCATTTATATGTTCAGGTGAAAGAAATTGAACTTCATCAACTAAAATAGCATGAATTTCACAAGTATCTATTTTTGAAGAAATAACATCAAAAATAAAAGTATCTTCATAGACTAAAATATCAGGAGATACTTTTTCCTGTAAAGCTCTGGAAGATATAGTACCACCATCTCTAGTATCTACACTAGGAAGTAGGGTAAGTACATCTTTACCTTGTTGAATGTAATTATGCCGAACCATTAACAATTGAGCTGTTTTAGAAGAATTAACGGTTCCGTATCTAAAATATAATTTTGCCAAAAAGAACTCCTTAAAAAAGTTAATAGCGGGGGTGGGACTTGAACCCACGACCTTCTGCTTATGAGACAGACAAGCTAACCAACTGCTCTACCCCGCTAAAAATAATACTGTATTAAAATTACATTATATGAATTTTACCTTCAAAAGCTAAGTTCATATAGAATTACCAAACATATAATCAGCCTACTAGAGGGCCTTTACCCTCTTTCACCTTAATAGACTTTTCAGTGAGAAATTCTTTTAATTCTTTGTATTCATTACCCCATTGATTGATAGGATATTGATTAACATTAGATACTACCACAAAGAAATCATGAAGTCCCCCGGTATACGATCCTCCTCCTACTCCAAAATAGGAATATTTTTTATCTAATCCTGATAGTAGCACCTCTAAAAATTCATGAGGATCATCTATACCCTCAAAATTACTACTTGATAATTTAAATCCTATACCATAACTAGCAGTATAATCTACTCCTGTCTTCCCCCCCGTTATTGTATTTTAATCATCTGAATGTGGGTTAAAGTTTTAAAAAATATCTGGGTTGTACCCTAAACTCACTCAGATTAAGTAGTATTTAAAAGATACTGCATTAAATCACGGTGTCACTTGACTTATGAATTGAGAAAAGTCACCCCCTCTTAATTCCACGATAATACAATTTCCTCAATAGGACTTGTTAAATCATAGTTTTCTGTTCTTCTAGTCCTAATCTCTGGATAAACGCTTAATCCATTAGAACAAAATATTGTTATAGGTTTATTTTTAAGCTCCTTAGAAAACCCACTCAATTCTCTTATCAAATCCTGAACTGTTTTCACCCACGCCCCCCCTTAAAAAGTGTATCCTTACTGGGCCAGTTTTAAGTCCCACACGTCTGAGCCATACTAACGGGTATGGAGTCAATTTGAGCATCATCGAGAGGCTTGACCGTTTCTGCCTTTAAGATTCCTAATAGAGAAGGAAGAAAAGGGCTTTTTATCAAAAAAAACCAATTTTAACTATGCATAGTATATCATACTTAATCATCGTTGTCAAGAGAAAAGCCGATACTATTTTCATTTTCTTCGACGCTAGAAATTCCAGAAAAAACAGTTAGTACATTTATGTTAGCTGTTATCTGTCCAACCAAATAACTGACTCTTGTCATAGTATTATTCAGTTGTTGTACAGTTTCTACTTTTTTACTCTTATAAACACATTGATTAAGTTCTTCTAAAAAATCTGTTACTTTACTCATAGTATAGGCAAACACTTCATTAGTTTCCATTATTTAATTTCCTTCCACAGCAAGTAATTTTCGTAAGCTTTTAATCGATCTTCCATATTAGTTAAGTCTAAAGCGGGATATATTGATTTACCCCAGGTTAAGAAATCTTTAAGATGTTTACATTTAACACCAAAAACAGACTCTTTACAAGATAATCGTCGTATACAAGAGGGTATTAGCACAAGACCTAATTCTGGTTCTTTTTCAGATATAACTTTCTTTAAGTTCTCTATAAGTTCTCTTGTTTCCTTTGAAGCTGTACCTATACATAACCGACTTTCACACATAGAAATTAAACTATGTGCATTTTCAGTTTTCATTAGATCAGTAGCCATAGTCATTACTTGTTCTGATCTAGGGATATTACCTCTATCAGTTCTACCCGTTTTCATGTATGGATTTGAAAACTTATCATGTCTAACTAACTGATCAGCAATCCAACGTTCTAAATTTTTAACTTTCCACCGTATTGATAATTCCCTGCCAGGAGAATGTTCTGAAATAAGTAACTTTAATTTCCATTCAGAAGAAATGTCTTTACCTTTAATTGATGATTTACCAATTGTTGTTAATGTAGCCTCTTTAACCCAATCCCAACCTTCAATAACAACAAACTTAAATAAGCTCAAATTAACCCCCTATTTACACAGCTCTGTGGCGTTGTGGAATAACTTTATTAAAAGATAGCAATCGAATAGCTATGTTTCCGCAAACAGGACACTCTACATCTGCTGGTATAACTTCACCATCTAAAACTTTATAATCAACAACCACATTACCACAGTTTGAACACTTATAATCAATATACTTCATAAAAACTCCGATGAAGACTGGGGCCGAAGCCCCAGCTTAAAACTAATCTACAAAACAAACGTAGGTACCTGCAACGCAGGGCTGAAAGATTGATAAATTGATGAAGACTACACCCCCTATTTGTTTATTCAGAAAATATCCAGTTGGTTATTTTAACTAGGTAAGTGTCGTCCCTACCAACCTCCACCTAAAAAATAAGTACATGCTGGCCTCACATAGAACTTAGAATTATTATTGATGACGCTCTACCGTTGAGCTACAGTTAATACCAACTAATATTTTCCTAAGAGCCATTATACCACAAAATAAAACTAAATCTTAAACAAAATCGGCTTTTTTCAAAACATATTTGGAATTATTTATCCAATCCAAAGTTGGTTTACCAGTATAATTCTTATCAAAATGAAACCAGGCTGCCGTCTGCATTCCAGTAGAAAACTTCCCATCTTCCCTATAACCCTTTTCAAACATAGGCATTCTCGTGAAAAGATGAATCATCTTTAAGCCCTTGTAAGTTTGATTAAAAAATCTATGTTGACCTTGCAAATGTGTTATAGGAAGTAGTAGAAAAAATTCATCAGAAACTTCTTTACACTTAGCAATAAACCTGTTTGTTTGATCATAGGGTGGATTAGTTATAAGTAGATCAAATTTATCGATACACTCATAAAAATTATCACCAGTTTCTAATATATCTCTGAAAGTGATATTTAAGTTAGAATCTAATGAAGTTAAAGCTTCAACAATTGCCCCAGAACCACCACAAGGCTCTAAAATGGTTTTAGATGGAGAAAGGAAATCTTTTAGATAATCCCAATACAACCACACCAAAGATAATGGTGTGGAATAATGATCCAAATGATTCCGTTGCCCTTGATTTACCATAGAATAACATTTACTCACTTTTTAAGTTCCTCCTTGTAAATTAAGCCCATAAACTGCAATAAAAATATGATTGTGAAAGATTCAAACATAGTTACACTTCCTGATATATAACCAGCCATAATTAAACCGTTGAATAATCCTCTAACAATTATTGGATAAAGCATATACAAAACCCAAGACTTAATAAGATAAAAAACAATTAAGAATAAAATTTTGAAAACCAAAACCATAATATCAGCTTTATCTGTGTTAGTCAAACTATTAACCACCTTCCATAATTTATATGACCCATTATACCATAAAAATAAAAATTCGTCAAGTACCTTTGCTGAAAAATATAAGTTTTTTAGTTGATACTATACAGTTTATATCTAGGATCAAAATCTATTCCCAAAAACTTAAAAACGGGACTAAGAAGCTGAACTTTGAAATGATGCAAATAAACAAAAGCAGTAATAACTTTGTACCTACAAAAACTATTACTATATAGTTCACCAGTTTCAGAATTATATTCACAAGAAATACCATAAAACTTAACACTCTGTACCATAAATGCACCTCCTTAATTTCTACATAGTATTATACTATATTTAAAAAGGTTTGTCAACTACTATTTTTTATATAGTATCTACTGTTTCTATGTATAGAAACGCCGCTATAGAAAATTTCTACTTTTTTATTTTTTCAGGAAACGGTAAGGCTTTTTCTAAAATTGAGATCTAAACTGACCGCTAGGTCAGGTGTTGTACTAATATCAATTTATTGATATTAGTATTAATATCTTATATTACTTATCTTATATTACTTATCTTATAATACAAGGACAAAAAAGTGTAACTTCCATGTACCAAAAAGTGTCACTTCCATGTTACACTTTTTTGTCATACGGGGGGTTATATATAGTAAAAACTATATGTATTTATTATAGAAAAAAGCATTAAAAGTAAGTTATTTCCACTAATTATTCAAAATTTTAACTTATGTTATGATATAATACCATAAGTTTCATTTAATGGAGTGTTAGAGTTATGAGTGATTTAAGTGTGCAGGAGAATACTAATTATTTAGATGTTAACTTTTTGAAAGAGCATATTGTTGATATAGATTGGCCAGAAGATATGTTACCACAAGAGAAATTGTTTGTATCTTTTTATATTTCTGATGCACATTGGGATTCAGAAAAAGCTTATTTGATGGCGGGGATGGAGCCAAAGAAAACTTCTTCTGCAACAAGAATAAAGGCCCACCAATTATTAAATACTAAAAAAATACAAGATGCTGTTAACACTTATGTTAATAGTGTCGTCGAAATAAATAAAGGTCGAGCAAAAGTTGGTATAATTGAGTTGCAAAAAAATAGAGCTTTTTATGACCCCGCCGATATCCTTAATGCTGACGGAAGTTTAAAATATAAAACTTTAGATGAGGTTCCTGAAAAAGTCAGATCGGTAATAGACAGTATTGAAACTAGATGGTTTGGGAAAGATGCTAATGTTAAAACAACCAATGTTAAATTAGCTAATAGAGATAAAGCATTAGAGCAATTAGCAAAAATACTTAGGTTAGATGAGGATGCTGATGAAGAAGAGGCTTCTAGTAGAGAGGCTAGACCAGTAATAAATATTCAAATAAATGGTGATGCTCAAATTAGTACATTGCCAGAAGAGTAATTTAGTAGGGTTAAGTAGTAATTAGATACATGAGGTTAGAATGAGTACAGAAAATTTAGTAGGTAATTTAATAGAGTTAAA